GGCTGAAGTTGGCAGGATGTTCAAGAAGAACCACGCTACGGTTATGCACAGCGTAAACAACCTAATACCATACCTAAAGACCGTTCCTAAGTATTCTAGATTGATTGATAGGCTATTTATGTATGTGCCTATGCACAGAAAGATTAACAAGCAGGCTATTTTAGAGGTTAGCGTAGAAGTTAAGCACGATATATCTAAGCTTTTGCTTATAAACGATAAATTAACGCTTGACAATAGCTTATTGCATGAAGAAATTGGCAAAATTCATGCAGAATTGGAAGCATATAAAAAAGGACAGCAATTGCTGAGCATTTTAAAGGACGTTCCTGAAGAGAAGATGTCTATAGTAGAAGAAAGGCTGTCTGCAATGGTCAAAATGCTTTAAATTGGCTAAAAAGACAGTTAAAAAGAAGAGATTCGTGATGACTGACGAGCATTATACAGCTCAGAGCTATGTTTTTCGCATTGGATACAAGATTTACCCGATGGTGTATCCAGATGGATACAGAATTGCTGTCCAGCTTGGTGATAACATCAAAATAGGCGAAAAGACCTTCAGCCCACACAAGGATGAATGGTCTGAGCAGATTTGGGACTTGTATATGCAGATTTACAAGCGAGATAAACAAAAAGGACTGATTTAGATCACTTTATTAAACGCAGTATGGGAAGGAAACCAGCAAACAACTTGTATAAGAAGGCTTTAGATGGCAGAAACCATAATGGGGCTAAAAAGGGTGACAAACAGCTCAGAGCTATCGAAAATGACCTTAAAGGACTCAATGCAGACACTAAAGCTAAGCAGAATCGCAACGCAGTGTATGCTACTAACGCAATTAGAGAAGTTTTTGGATCAGAAACTGATTTTTGGGTCCACGTAGCTGAGAAATCTAAAGAATCGTTCAATCATATGAAGATTTTGACTGAATATGCCTTTGGGAAGCCCTCTGATGGGTCTTCCAATGGCAATTCTAACGGTAAATTAGACATTCCGATAGTAAACTTCTTTACTGGATCACCTCCACAAGTAGAAAACACCATAGACATAACAGAAAAAACAGAAAACGATGAAGAATAGCATAAAAGAGTGGATATTAGAAACGTTTGACGATGAGGAACTCCTTTTTGTCGATGGATTTGATGATGCGATAATAGGCATTGATCACGCAAGCCTCAGAATCATATATGACGTGCAATTAATGTGCATTGCGTTGGCTGAGGAAGGAATGGAACCAGAAGATATCAGAGACCACATTGATTTTAACGTATTGAATGCTTATGTTGGAGAGAAGACTCCAATATATATGCTTTCGGCAATATAATAATGAAAGTACCGTACTTAAACAGCAATTACAATGCACTAGGCAACGAAAGTAGGTACTTTGTGCTTACTGGAGGACGTGGATCAGGAAAGTCATTTGCTGCTACAGTGTTCCTTGTGCTTTTGACCTATGAAAGAGGTCATAAGATCTTATTTACACGCTATACGATGACTTCTGCTGGATCTTCTATTATTCCTGAGTTCATTGAGAAGCTGGAGATGATGGAGGTCATAGAAGACTTTAGAATCACTAAGGACGAGATCACAAACATTAAAACTGGATCTAGTATTATATTTAAAGGGATTAAGACAGCGTCTGGCAATCAGACCGCTGCTCTTAAATCATTGAACGGTGTCACCACATTCGTACTAGATGAGGCTGAAGAGCTTATTGATGAAGATGTATTCGATAAGATTGACCAGTCTGTTCGTGTGAAAACTAAACCTAATAGGGTTATTCTGATCCTTAACCCAACGACTAAGGAGCATTGGATATATCAGAGGTTCTATCAGAATCAGGGTATCATGGATATGTACAATGGCATAAAGGCTAACGTAACGTACATCCACACAACATATAAAGATAACGTAAATGCGGAAGGTATCTCAAACCTTTCCGCATCATTCCTTGAGCAGATTGATCAGATTAGAATCAATAGACCTGAGAAGTACGAGCATCAGATATTAGGAGGATGGTTAAACAGAGCAGAGGGTGTCGTGTTCACTAACTGGAGACTAGGAATGTTCGATGACTCTTTCGATATCATCTATGGTCAAGATTATGGATTTGCAAACGATCCTACGGTTTTAGTAAAATTGTCTATAGATAAACGCAATAGGCGAATATTCGTTAAGGAGATGTACGGTAAGCAAGCTATGTCTACTTCAGAGATCGCTTCTATGAACATTAGATATGCAGGACCTGATTTGATTATTGCTGACTCTGCTGAGCCTCGTTTGATACACGAGGTCAGGCTGAAAGGAAGCAACGTAAAGCCAACCATTAAGAGGTCTGGGTCTATCTTATCAGGCATTAGCTTATTGCAGGACTTTGACTTAGTCATAGATCCTGAGAGCGTAGAGATCATCAAGGAGATGAATAACTACGTATGGAGTGATAGCGGTAAACAAAGACCAGTAGACAAGTGGAACCACAGAATAGATGCTATTCGATATGCAGCTCAGTATGCATTGGCAAATTTTTCTCGTGGAGCTTATGTAATTCGATAAACATTTATATATTTGCAATTACTACTTGAAATGCTCTTGCATTTTTAGCCAGCAGCGATGTTGGCTTTTTTATTAAACGCAGTAGGTATTCTTAAACATATTGGGTTTTTGTCTATGGCGGCTTGGCTTCAGAGCCAAAGCCAGCCAATGACCCATCTATCTAGCCAAAAGTTAAAGTTTTGTTAAAGTGTTTTTTGCTATTGTGAGATCAATTCAATCTCCGTAGTATTGCAGAACAAACAAATAAAACAACAACATTATGAAGCTAGAAAAATTCTTACAAGCAACTAACGATGGCAAAATCTTCTCAGCCACATTCGTTAAAAAGGATGGTACTATACGTACTATTAACTGCAGACGTAACGTACAAAAAGGAGTTACTGGAGCTGGGCTTAAATTCAGCCCTGCGTCTAAAGGACTATTAGTGGTGTTCGATATGCACGCTAACGACTTTAGAATGATCAATCTTAACAGTCTTATAGAAGCTCAAGTGAATGGTGAAATCTTTAAATTCCTTGCGTAATGAGAAAAGCTGTAACTACAAAAGAGTTTATCGAATGGTACTTCAAGATTGAAGATGCTAAATGGGTTCTAAAGGAGCTAAAGTTTAACTTATACAATAGCGGCAAGTATAGCTTAGATCTATATGAGCTATTCGAAGACTGCCCATCTATCCCTGCCCATATTACTGTTGGGTATAACCACAGAGAAGAGCTAGGAAAAGAATACCTACCAAGTGAATGTAAACTAATAAACTAAGCAAGATGAAATCATACGACTTCTTTTTATTCAGCAAGCTATTCGATGTTGTAATAAATACCGATATCGAGTACGATCTTTTGTATGCTATAGTATTAGATTGGTACAATAAGTTTGACGATATTGAATCATATTACGACATGAATCTTTACGATGCTATACTAGATTATTTAAACCAAAACAAAGAAATAATAAGACAATCAATATGAAAGCAAAACAACAACATATAAAAGAACTTTGGTTCAATGCATATGACATCAATACATTGATGCTAAACAACACTGATCAAGATATAATTATATGTGCTGACTCTTACGAGAAAGGAGAGCCAGTCAGACTTAACATGGTTTTTAAAGATATCAACTTCCTTGAGTGGATATCAACCCACGAGATCAACACTATAAAAGCAAACCTAAAAAAAAGAATAGACGAGCTATGAAAACACAACGAGACGAATTAGAACAGCAACGCAAAGACCTAACCACTGCCTTGATTAATGAGAAGCTTAAACCAATGGCTGATTATGGCAGGATCAGACAACTTCAACAGCAATTAGATTTTACTATTAACTATATCAAAAACCTAGACTAACATGAGAACAATCAAATTTACATTCGAGCAGAAAATCAGAATCCTAAAGTCACCAAAGAAATTCTTAATAATCACTAGATTAAATGACGGTTTCAATATGACTTTCACTAACAATATAGAGATGCACATCAAGAATATGAGTCCATCTTTAGAGCCAGTAGTATTGAACGTCACTAAGCTAAAGGAAGG